ACAAACGAAAACTTGCAGTGTTTGCTGTGGGTTTTGGTAAACCGAAATGGAGCAACAAATGAAAGACCTAATTGAAAAACTAAAGGACCCAAAGACTAAAGCAGCCTTTAAGTCCTATCTTCGTGCAGTTCTTGCATCTGCTATCACCATGGGTATTGCCCTTGCTGCTGATGTTGCACCACAATATGCAATTTTAATCGGTTCACTTGCTGCACCTGCTGCTAAGTGGGCAGACAAGACAGAAAAAGAATACGGACTAGGTTCCAAGTAATAGTTTAAACAGATTAGCCCCTCGCTTTTTAGCGGGGGGCTTTTTTGCTTTCCCAATCTTTATTGTCTTGGGTCTTTAGTCGGTGGCAGTTGGCACATAGTGTCTGTAGATTTGTTATGTCATTGTTTAAATGGTTGCCATCTATATGGTCAACATCTAATTGAGTGCGGTGCTTTGCAACAAAGCCACATGATTCACAATAATCTTTTTTATTTTTGTATTGACTGGAGCGATACAAGTTATACTTGTTTCTACAAGACCACCCATATTGTTTCTTTTTTAATCTTGCGGGTCCACAAACTGCACAGATACCCCATCGTTTATCTGGGTTCTTGAGTAGCAGCCTGTGCTGCTGAGGCTTATCCGCCTGTGGAGTAGAAGCCTGTGGCATTGAACCTCACTGGTGGGCTTATCCAAATACGGGTCATTAACTGACCACAAGGTGAACACATAGGTGCATCAGCCTCGGCATGTATAGAGCGTTCTATTTCTACAGTTATCTCACATTGTGGACACTTGTATTCGTATCTACTCACGAGTATTAAGAATCTTTTTTAGTGCGTTTAAACGGCGCAGTCTGGCTTGTTGCTCACGCTTTACTCCACGGCTAAAACCAATCCGATAGAATAAATACGCTTCAATCAATACAATCAGAATTAAAATTAGTTTCATTATCATCCACTGGTGTAGGAACGGTAACCAATGCGCCACAGTCAGCACACTTAGCATCAGTAAACCATAGGCTTATGTCGTTATCTTCAAACATACATCCGACTTGAAATACAAGGTGCCCACAATTTAGGCAGACACTTGAAGGTATACCACGCAAGTTCACTTGGGCTGGCTTCGCTCGCCTCTTAACGAGTCTCGCTTTTACACCCTTACGCTGCACGAACAGGAGTGTAGTATGCGTTTAAATTACATGTGTGTAATTAGGCTTCGGCGTGTCGCACAATAGAGCAGACTTTGTGCAGTAATCTCCTCTATTGAAAGGAAGATAAATGACACTTGAACAAGTTACAGGTAAGAACTATGTCAGTCACTCAGCCCTAAATACATGGCTTAGTTGTGGCTGGCAATTTTATCTGTCAAGAATACAGCAAGTTCCAGAACAACCATCCTACTGGTTAGCAGGTGGCAAAGCAGTCCATGAGGCAACGGAATTATATGACCGTTTATACCATGGCACTGACAAGCAAGACACCTTCTCATCACGAGGAGCATTTGAAGCCAACTGGGAACTCAACTACAAAAGTGCAGACAATGGCATGGAGTGGCGAGCAGGTGGCAGGGCTACTAAGGCTAATCCAAATAAAGAGGATGCAGCATGGTGGTTAGAAAACGGTCCTAAGATGGTTGATTTTTGGACACAGTTTAGACAAGACAGTGGCTTCAATATGTATCAGTTACCTGATGGCAGTGAGGCTATTGAAACAGAACTTAATCAGGAGGTTGGAGGAGTGCCACTCAAGGCTTTCCTTGACCGCCTAATGGTTGCACCGACTGGTGAGTTGATAGTAGTGGATATTAAAACAAGTTCTCGTGAACCTGCATCCCTTACTCAACTTGGTATCTACGCAATTCTTGTGGAGAAAACCATTGGTGTTCGCCCTTCACTTGGCTCTTACTTCATGGCTCGCACTGGGGAACTTACGGCTCCTCAATCATTAGACCGTTACACTGAGGCACGCCTCGGTTCATGGGCTAAAGGCTTTGAACTAGCCATAGAAAATAAAATCTTTATCCCACAAGTAAGCACCATGTGTGGCACTTGCTCTGTCAATGCTGCATGTTATGCAGTGGGCGGTAAAGACTCTCACCTCTACCCTGAAATAACTATAGGAGAAAACAAATGAGCACAACGGAAGCAGCAATTCAGATTAACTTCAAGACAAAGCGTGATGGCATGTTGATTAACCTTCGTGCTAACGATGCGATTGAACTTGATGGATTACTAGATGCACTATCACAACGCCTTGCTACATTGATTGATTTAGAATCAACAGTTGAAGCAATGGCACAACCAACACCATCAGCACCACCATCTCCAGCAGCAACCATTGCTGCAGCATTTCCAGGGGCACAGGTAGTTCCACCAACTGGTCAAGGTCCTGCAGGTTACAAGCCAGCAGGTGCACCACAACCACAATGCACATGTGGTGCTGGACCAATGCGTTTAGTTCCAGCAGGTATCGCTAAAGCAACTGGTCGCCCATACAAGGGCTTCTATGCATGCCCACAACCTCAGGGTCAGGCTTGCCAAAACAAGGTGCCTGCATAACCCATGCGCCTACTCAGCCGTGCTATTAAAACTGCATCACAAGGGGGAGCAACACTTCCTGTTGTGTGGCAATCTCTTGCAGCGCAGCAAATAGCAATCCGTTACGGCGAGGTAAGCATGATTGCTGGACCACCAGGGGCAGGCAAGTCAACACTTGCTCTGTCCTTGGCGGTTCGAGCAAAAGTTCCAACCCTTTATATTTCCGCAGACACACACTCACATACGATGAGCCTTCGTCTACTTGCTTTGCTAACTGGCAAGCATCAGTCAGATGTTGAACCATTGATGGAACAAGACAGAGACTGGGCAGCACAAATGCTCAAGCCTGCTGACCATATTATGTGGGAGTTTGATTCATCCCCAACGCTTAAAGATATTGAAGATGCAGTCCTTGCATCTCGTGAGCGACTGGGCGAAGATGTGCGTTTAATTGTTTTAGATAACGCAGTGGATGTAACGATGGACTCACAAGATGAGTGGGGTGGATTGCGAACCTTGATGAAGGAACTCAAGTGGTGGGCTAGAGAAACTGGAGCAGCCGTTGTTGTGTGTCACCACACCAGCGAAGGTATGCCTGGCAATCCGTGTCCTCCACAGAAAGCACTGCATGGAAAGGTAGCGCAGACACCTTCGCTAATCCTTACTATACATAATCAGATTTCTACAATGGGAGTCTGTGCCGTTAAGAACCGTTACGGTCCTGCTGATGCAACTGGTGGCACTCCAGTGTGGTTGTCGTATGAACCAGCATCTATGCAAATCAACGATGTAATTACATACGAACCAATGCAGTTAATTTAGGAGAACACATGAGTAAGTGGGAACTTACAGTAGTTGAAAATGCAGGAGAAATAGAAGCATCAAAAGTCACAGACGAAATTGCAGTGCAGACTGCACCACTTCTAATTGACATCAAGGCTCAGTTAATGATTGCTAAGCCTAAGACACTTACATATACCGTTGGTTGGAGGGCAATTGTTTGGCAAAATAAAGAGACTGGTCAGTTCAAAGACCTATCCGAAGCAGAGCACAAAGAATATATTACAAGCGGGTCTATCAATCCCACAGGGGGAGATGCAAAAGATGGTAAGCAAGATGAACCTACCATCGGAGATGAAGGAAGCACTGCTTGAAGAACTGCCTCAAGTAATTGAGCAGATGGAGGAAGTAGCCAAGAAGGTATACGACCCCCATCAAATATGGTTAGAGGCAATGCAGTTTGCAGATTATGTAACACAACTATCTACTCATCTTAAGGATGACCACGGTAGAGATTGCATACTAGACATAGCAGAGCAGTTAACTAACATGTCAAACTCGTTTAAACAAATGGGTGAAAACGCATTACAAGTTCTCGATGAAGCGGAGATACACAATGGCTAACAGTAATCAGGAAACATTATCTCTTGGTTGGTGCGATAACGGTTTGGTAGATGGCAAGTTTGCCGAAGGTCTTATGTATACCACGATTACTGCACCTACCCATAAGATGGTAATTAACAACGCTATCCGTGTGCAAGGTAATCAGATTGGTAGACAACGCCAAGCATTGATGGACATGTGGTATGACAAGGTAAAGACAGACTGGTTGTTATGGGTTGACTCTGACATTGTGCTTACTACCGAGGTGCTTGCCATGCTATGGAAAATAGCCGATAAGAACACCAAGCCAGTTGTATGTGGCACTTACTTTATCTCTAAACAGATGGAGTCATCATTGATGCAACCTATGCCTGCTTTATTCCACGAGATAAGTGAGTATGAAATTAGATACCTTCACCCACTACCAAAGGATGAAGTAGTAAAGGTTGATTGCGCTGGCTTAGGGTTAACTCTTATGCATCGCAGTGTTGTTCCTAAGTTGCGTGCCGTATCACCTGACTATTCAGTGTTTGCTGAGAAGGAAGGGCTGGGAGATAAGTATGTTGGCGAGGACATCGTGTTCTTCCGTAACTTAAAGAAGGCTGGCGTTGATGTGTATGCACACACTGGTGCTGTTGTTAAACACATGAAGCGGTTTGCCTACGATGAGAATTACTATGCGTTGTATTGGCAGGCTGCAGCAGCAGCAGAAAGGCAGACAAATGGCGAGCCAGCAGCAGAGTAATAAGCGTAGAGGTGCATCGTTTGAGATAGACCTTGCTGATTGGTTTATGCAACAGGGTTTAAACGCACAACGACTACCTCGTGCAGGGCGTAATGACATTGGTGATGTATTTCTACCAGCAGTCAACGACATCTATGTTATTGAAGCCAAGGCACCACGGCGTGATGGCAAGGTTGACCTATCGGGTTGGCTGCGTGAGGCGTATGTAGAGGCAGAGAACTACCGTAAGTCTAAGAAACTTGCGACTGCACCTACGCCATTGGTAATTATCAAGGCATCTAACAAGGGAATTGAGGATGCCTATGTTGTGCAAAGGCTAGGTGACATCCTTGCAAAACTCTAAGCATGACATCGTTAAAGTCCTTGAGCATTATGGTTTTGAAATACCGCATGGAAGGCGTGGGTGGTTCACACTGCGTTGTGCTTTCCACGGTGATAGAGTTAAGTCTGCCCGTTTAAACATAGACAATGGTGGTTTCCGTTGCTTCGGATGTGAGATGGCTGGAGATGTTTATTCACTAATAATGAAACGAGAAGGAGTGGGATTCAATGAGGCTAAGCAAATCGCAGAAGGAATTACTGGAGAAAGCAACGGAGAATTACGCTCAAAACCTACAGGAAATAGTGCCGTATCTACAGAGCAGAGGTATCACAGAACAGACGGCGACTATGTTTCGCCTCGGTTTCGTAAGAGAGCCTGAGATGGGGCATGAACCCTATGTTGGTAAGTTGGCAATCCCTTACCTCACTCCAACAGGGGTGATTGACATACGGTTCCGTAGTTTAAACAACGATAGCGGTCCGAAGTATCTATCAAGACCAGGAGCAACGACTCACATCTATAACATCAATGCATTAAGCAATGATTCAGATGTGCTTGCTATCTGTGAGGGTGAACTTGATACAGTTGTAGCCACACAAGCAGGGTTCAGTGCAGTTGGTTTGCCTGGTGCTAATAACTGGAAATCTTTTTATACTCGTGTGCTTGCTGACTGGTCAAAGGTTGTGTTGTTGTGCGATGGTGACAACGCAGGGCGTGAGATGGCTAAGCATCTAAGCCGAGAACTGGACAATGTGTTCCCAGTCTTTATGCCTGAGGGTCAAGATGTTAATGATGTTTATTTATTAGAAGGTGCTGACGGTTTACGAAAGCGAGCAGGCGTTTAAACATGATGGTAAAGAACTCATCATTTGATTTAGACTTTGGCTACGGTCGCAAAGGTGAACTGTTAGTCGAGGCTTTATTAACGGAAGGCAAGACTGTTGAAGTCAAGCGTGACCGTAAATGGTGGGCTACTAATAACATTTACATTGAAGTTGAGTGTTGGTTTAACAAAAGTAAATCATGGGAGCCATCGGGTTTGATGGTTACTACTGCTGAGTATTGGGCGTTTGTTCTTGAGCGTGGTGTTGTAATAGTGCCGACAGACCATGTGCACTATGCAATCAGGGAGTTTGGCAAAGAGATTACTTGCGAGATACCACCGAACTGGAGCAAAGGTTATCTAATTACTATTGAGGATTTACTAACAACAATGAAAGAACTTAAACATGGACAACAATAACGAATTGTTATGGGAAACCGTATACAAGGTGGCACGCTACAGTGCAACAAGATGTGTGCGTATTCATCGTAACCTCGTGACTGCTGACGATGTGTTCCAACACTTAAATCTATGGGCAGCAGAACACTGGCATAAGATTGAGGAGTGGGAAGGGCAGGATTCTTTAGTGTTTAAACTGCGCCGAACATTTAACAACGAGTCTCAAAAGTTTGCAGCCAAAGAGCGTGCCTATAAATCTAAGTCAAGACCAAGCGATGCGTTCTACTATACACATGAGATACTTCAAGAGTTGTTGCGTGATGTATGGAACTACGAACAGTGGGTGCAATCAGGCACGCCATCAGATGCAGAGTTTATTAGTAAGACAAGTAAACCTAATGAGGGTATGAACAGAGAAGCAATGTTGTCAGATGTAAGCGGCTCGCTTGCCCGTTTAAACGACCAAGACAAAGAGTTGTTGCGGCGTAGGTTTGATGGTGGTGGCACCGACTTCGATGTTCTTGCAGTTGAATACAGTGCAAGTGAGGAAGCATTGCGTAAGCGTGTGTCTCGTGCACTTACTAAGTTGCAAGACAGGCTAGGTGGGGAGCAACCTCAATGGAACAATCGTAGATACAGGAAACCTGATAATGATTAGACCTAAATACCAACGCATGAAACCATGGAACTGGGTAGGACTGCCGTTGTATTACATTGGCGTTTGTTTAAACGACATTGGATACTACATCTACCTGGCTGGAGATAAAATTATTTGGTTTAAACGCAAACAGATAGGATACATAGACAAATGATTATTGGATTAAGTGGATACGCACAGTCAGGTAAAGATACAGTTGCTGAGTTGTTGTGTTTAAACTATGGATTCAAGCGCATCTCATTTGCATTACCCATGCGAGATGCAATTTACACATTGAACCCACTGGTTGAAGGCAACAATCGTATTGCTGATTTAGTTGATGAGTATGGGTGGGATGTAGCCAAGGCTAACCCTGAGGTAAGGCGATTGCTTCAAGTGTTTGGCACTGAGGTAGGTCGCAGTCTTTTTGGTGAAACATTTTGGATTGACCAAGCGTTTAAACGAGCAGAAGAATACGAACGAGTAGTCTTTTCTGATGTGCGTTTTCCTAATGAAGCCCAAGCAATTCAGCAAAGAAGTGGTGATGTGTGGCGCATCAATAGACACAATCACGCACCAGTTAATGGACACAAGAGCGAGCATGCAATGGACATGTTCATGTTTAAACATGTCATCTATAACGATGGAACCATAAATGATTTATCTGATGAAGTGTTCATGCTTGCTAAAGAATTAGGTTTGTAAAATACAGAAGCCCCGCAAAGGACTGGAACCCTGCGGGGCTTTTGTATGGGCACCTACTGCGTGCTTCCCCTTCACATAGGAGATGCCCAATGACTAAACTGTATCACATTGCTATCCCTCGTGGGTCGCTGACCTGTAAGTTCAAGGCTCGGCGTGCTGCTTGCCTACGAAATGGGGTAGAGCCACCCCAAATACCACTGCGTTCGTGGACTAAACCCCACTCAAGACACATCTCCATGACTGGGCAATCACTACACATGCGAGCAAATAGTTTCTCCTCCTCAGGGGTAAAGATGTCCTTGTCAGGGTAAAACAATTCAACATCTAACCCTTTACATGCAGCCTTAGCAGTAAGTTCAGGATTCCACCGCAGTTTAAACGCTAGGTTATCCTTGCCTCGGTTGCGAACCTCTCGCTTTTCCATGACACGATGATGTTTGATTTCCATTTTAATACCACCCCTTGGCAAGGTGATGAGCGTATGCTCGGCACACACCCTTCTTGCCATAGCGGTGGTCGAGGTAATCAAGCCCAGCCAAAACCTGTTTGTATCCATCCCATGTTGGCTTATGCCCTATGTTTTTCCATGTGCTATCAAGTAACTGTGGTATTCCCATGGCACTAGACTCTTTGTTCTTTGCTTTGGGTCGCCAGTTTGATTCACGCATCCACAATTCATAAAGACATGGATATTGTTCAAGGTTGTCACGCTTTACAAGTTCATCAACGGCAAAGCGTTGGTAATCATTATGATAATAAGCAATGACATGACCCTTTGGAGCATGAGAAGTTATCTGCACTCGTGGATTAAACACAAGAAAGATTCCAAGTATAACTACCGTTGCAATCCATAATCGTGCATGCGGGTGGATGCGTTTAAACATACTCAGCCTCCAGTTTTGCACGGTTACCACACACTCGACTGATGAAAGTCAAGATGTCTTGAGGTATGTCAGTGTCATTGCCATGACTATCGGCTAAGCCCAACACAATCATGTTACCCACAATAGTAGGAGAGTTGCCGAACATAAAAGATAGGGCGCTCGCTACCGAATTAAGTGGTAGTTGTTTGAGCAATCCCTCCTCGTTTACATAACCTTGGCACACTCCTGCACCATAGAAGTCATGCATCCCGATGGGTTCGATGAGTCCAACCACTGCTGCTTGCATGTCGGAGAGTTGTTTAAACACCTTCTCCTCGTATGTTCCATCTGTGTATAGCACTACACCTTTAGCCATGATTGTTCTCCTTTAGTTTGCCGTTCTCATATTCTCTGCCGACTTTGTATAGTTGACCGAGTTGATTTACTGCATCGCTAATCTGATTGAGAAATGTTTTGCGCTCCTCATTGCTTAAATGTTTTATCATGTCGTCTGATATGTCGCAACGCCACACGATTCTATCCATTGGTTTCACCCCTTAGGTTTGCGATGGTTTGTTCAAGCATGGCTATGCGTTCAGCCTTGTTTAAACGAGGCGTAATTCCGTATCTTAACTTTGCTGCTTTTAACATTGCTTCGTATTCAGCAGTGTGATTAGAGATTAGTTCCTCTACTGCTTCATACTTTGCTCGTGCATACATGTTGCTTGAGATACTCATTAGTTCACCAACCCTTTCATCATCTCGTTTAGTTCACCATAAGCAAGGTTGCTTGAGTCATACTTACACCCGTCAAGAGTTGACTTACCTTCAAGCCCAGCAATCTTTATCCAATCACGATAAGGCTTGGCACCTTGGTATCCCTTAATGAATAGGCAGGCGCTTAGGTATAGGGCATAGTCGTTCTGAATCCACAACGCAATGTTCCATGTGTCGTAGTTTTTCCAGCCTTCGTAAGTTGTTTGTTTACTCATGGCTCACCAGTTTCTTGAGTTGTGAGTTGCGATTGCGTAGCCATGCGTTCTCATCGTTGAGTCTGATGTTCTCTTTGATTGCATAGCCCAGCACTGTGAGCGCACCCAATAGGGCGATGATTGTGGCGATGATGTCGCCTGTTCCTAGATACATACCAGTCCTTTGTTCTGTGTAGCCCAGTTGCTACATGTCTTAGGATTCCAGTTCGTTATGTATAAGTCAAGGATTTGTAGCCACAAATAAAAAAGTTTTTTTGTTTAAACAATAACCTGCATCTTTTAGGTTTTATCAACCTCGTGGTTGATAAAACTAATCTTACCAGACATGTCAAGTCTACTGTTTAAACGCTTGACAATTAGCAGTCCCCCAGGTAGAGTGCTAATCATCTACTGTTTAAACACTGACTTACTCCAGGAAGAAACACCTCTACCAATGTTTAAACATTATGTCAACCCCAGATTCCAGGCAAAAAGAAAGCCCCGCCGAAGCGGGGCAATCTTTAGTTGAGATTAGAAGTCGAGAGTGTCCTCGCCTACCCAGTATGCATCTACCCAATCATTGCGATGGCTCTTGGTTGGTCTGCCATCTTGCATTGCATAACTGCGCCAGTGATTTGTATACATTTGTTTAAACGGTGTGAAGTTCTGATGCTCCACAATCTTGCCGTTCTTAACCTTGAAGTATTCACCCTCGGCTGCGGTGTATTCCCAATCAAGGTCTGAGTCAAGCATTACTGCTGCGTTCTCAATGGTCTCTTGAGTTGAGCCGTAAACAAGTGAACCTGATTTGGTTTGTCCAATCCACAATGGCGATGAGTTGACACGAGCCAAGTGCAATGTGTTGCCCTTGCCCTGCTCAATCCAAGCCAGTGCAGCAGTGCCTTGAACACGAGCCAACACCTCGGTGATAGGCGCTGCGGTAAAGGCGATTAGTGCAGCCACTGCCTCGCTGTCCACCTGTCCATGTCGCTTGACCTTGAGTTGTTTAAACAACGAGTCATCGTTGGAGATGTGTCCGTTGTGTGTCAACACAATCTTGCCACGAGGGATTGGATGGTTGTTGTTGTTGTTGCTTGGCTGACCTTGAGTTGCCCAACGAGTGTGCAAGATGGCGGTCTGTGCGTTTAAACATAGGCGCTTGCCTGCATCTGTTGTTAGGAACTTTGTTGCAGCCACTGGCGCTTTCGTGATTACACGATTGCCTGAGGCTGGGTTAATCCATGCTGCACCTGTTGCGTGGTAGCCACGATGCTCGATGTCGAGCAGCATCTGTGCTGCTAGGTCTGTTTGATTCTGATTGTGCTTTGGGTTGAGGCAGAAGCCTGCGATTCCACACATAATTTATTTCTCCAGTCTGCTAGTTGTTATGAGTTAAGTGTAACACATGGGCTGATAACTTTTACCAGCCTGTTTAAACGGTCGGTTGCCAATAGGTAATCGGCATCCGCTTTGTTGTATACGCTATTGAACTTGCGACCATACATGTCCACGCCTTCAATGATGTATAACATTTCGTTATCTTTCATCGTATTCATCCAATGATTCCTCAAGAGCGATTGAAGATTCATCATCATCGTTTAAACAATAGTAAGTCCATGCTCCGATAGTTAGCATCAGCAATAACAATGCTCGACCATCGAACCAAGTTAACCACCATGGTAATGTGTTCATGTTTAAACACCAACCGTTCTTAATAGTTGCAGGATTACTGCATCTTGTGCCTCTCGCACTTTGTTGTAATGGTCAGGGCATAGTTTCACCTCACCACCAAGTGGGTGGGCAAGAGTGTAGCCTCTCGTGTTGTCACAATTTTGTGCATCACATTTCATGATTCCAGTCCTTTCGTTTAAACGGTAAGGAGATTTTCCTTATCCGTTTGTGCCTGCCGAGGGGATTGCACCCTCGCTTACCCACTAGGGGCAGGCTGCCTGCTGCTTACCCGTTAAGGCTTGCTGCTCGGTCTTTGAGATACTCGGCGGTCTTGAGGTCAAGATTTGATTGGATTACTAGCAGGCTGAGGAGGTTGGTGCACTGCTGCAATTTATCTCCGTCTCCTAACTCGGAGATATTCTCGAACACCTTGGTGGCGCTGAGTTGTTTAAACGCATCTATGAACTTTGCCCACGCTACGGCTTTGGCTCCGTTGAGGGTGCCTTGGTGTAGTCGGATTTCCAGTGTGCCATGGCGACCGTATGATTCGAGATTGAACGATTGGTAACGGTCACCGTTGATGTCGGAGATTCTGCCATTGCGGATTCTCTCAGCATTAGAAGCAGCACGCAGTGCATCCACTGATTTGCAGTATGAGTTGTTTAAACGGCTTGGTGCAACGAGCACACCGATTGCATCATGGAGCAGATTCCAGTTGAGATACCACTGGGCGATGTTGTCTTGGCTCAAGCCTTGTGCACCGATGTGAACATGGAAGCCAGTTGTGCGGTCAACCTTGCCACCTGCTCCGAGAAGCAGGCGGGCAACGGTTGATGCCTCGTTTAAACGGATTGGGTCGAGGATTGGAGATACGACCTCGGCTCCACGAACTGAGCCGTCATAAACTGACGACCAAGATTCGTGGGTTTGGTGCTGACGATTTGGCTCGATGCACTCGATGCCTCCACGATTTAGTGCTGCTGATGCTGCCGATGTCGAGATACCTGCGACCTCGAACTCTAATCCGAAAGTAGTCATTAGGCACGCACCATTGGCACTAGGCATGCAGGGCAGATTGGAGCGCCAAGATTCTCAAGAGTTGAATTTGAGATTCGGGCGATGTATTGGTGATTGGTGTTTAAACACTCAACCTTAATCAAGCGAGTTGTTTGCTTGGTCGCTGCTGCGATTTCGATTTTGGCATGTGGATATTCGCCAAGTGATTCGAGGATTGAGATTGCCCAGTTTGGCAATTCAGCCAAGGGTTGAGCAACGCTTGGTGCTGCTGAGCGCCAGTTGCCAGTTTGAGCCACTCGGAGCAGTGGGATGATTGCCTTGGCTACCTCGGAGGCTTGGTCAACGGTTGGAGCAACGAAAATCTCAGCAGTGAAATCCTGAGATGCAGTTGGAGGCACGATTGCAGCAGTTGCAGTCTTGCGACCAGTTTTTGGAGGGAAGCCACAAGATAGGCGGATTGCTGATTCCTCCTCGCCTCCTCCTTGGATTGTTGAAGCGAT